TTCGACCGGTGCCCCGGTGCCCACATCGTTCTACGACCAGGTCATCTTGCAGGCCCGACTCGTCGGCCCGATGCTCGACACCTCGACCGTCCTCCGCACGGCTGGCGGCGAGAACCTCCAGATTCCTGCGCAGGCTGGTTTCTCAACCGCGGCAATCACCGGTGAAGGCACCGCGATCAGCGAGTCCGACCCGACGTTTAGCAGCTTCATCACCTTGGGCGCGTACAAGTACTCGTTCCTGGTGCAACTGTCGCGTGAACTCATCGAAGACAGCGGCGTCGACATCCTCGGCTTCCTCGCCACCCAAACCGGCAACGCCCTCGGCTTCAAAGTCAACAACGACCTCACCGTCGGCACCGGCTCGAGCCAGCCAAACGGCATCGTGACCGCAGCGGCCTCGGCCGTCACCGGCACCACAGCAGGTCCGACCTTCTCGGCCGACAACCTCATCGACTTGGCGTACAGCCTCGACGGCGCAGCCCGTCGTCTGCCTGGCGTCGGCTGGATGATGAACACCGCTTCACTCGGTGTCGTCCGCAAGCTGAAGGACAACAGCGGCCGCTACATCTTCGAGCCTGCGCTCGCAGACGGCAACGACCGCGTCCTGAGCTACCCGGTGTACGAGAACCCGGCAATGGCGTCGAACGCTTCGGCGACCAAGTCGGTCATCTTCGGCCACCTGCCCTCCTACTACGTGCGCATGGCCGGCGGCCTGCGCTTCGACCGCAGCGACGACTACGCATTCAACGCGGACCTCGTCACCTTCCGTGCGACGATGCGAGTAGACGGCAACCTGCCTCAGACCAGCCACGTCAAGTTCTACAAGAACGCGAACAGCTGACCATCTTGAGGTAGCCCTTCGGGGCAGCCCACAGTTTCGAGCGGTCCGGCACCCACACGCAGGGTGGTGCCGGGCCGCTTGATTCTTTATCGGCTAAGGTTGGTGTACCTGCTAAGGAGGAACAAGTGGATGAAAATCTTGGTCAAGGGCGTACCGATGGATTTGCCGGAACCGACGGCGATCCTGCTCTTGCAGCTGGGCGTGGCGCACGAGTTGGAGGAGTCCGTGTTCGACCCGCGGACCGCATCAGAGCACTCTGGTACTCCAACGCCCCGTGGGCGGGAACGGGCTACGGCCAGCAAACCCAGCAAGCGGTCCAAAGGCTCATCAAAGACGGGCACGAAATCGCGGTCCACTCGAACTACGGGCTCCACGGCGCAACGTCGAACTGGGGCGGAATCAAAATCTACCCAGGCGGATTCTCCACGTACTCGGACGACATCATCGCAGCGCACTGGCAAGAGTGGACGCAGTCGACAGACCTAGTCAAACTGCTCATCACGCTCTTCGACGTGTGGGTGTTCAAGGCGCAGAATCTTGACAAGGTTCCGAACATCGCATCGTGGGTTCCCGTCGATCATGCGCCGTGTCCACCGGAGGTCGTCGCCTGGTGCATGAGGCCGAATGTGATGCCGATTGCGATGTCGCAGTTCGGGCACAAGATGTTGGAGAACGTCGGTGTGCGGAGTGTCTATGTGCCGCACGCAATCGAATCGGTGTTCAAGCCGACGCCGCACATCGTCGACAACGGCGGCAAGAAGATGACCGGGCGACAGTTGATGGGTTGGGAAGACGACCGTTTCGTCGTGATGATGACGGCCGCAAACAAGGGTGTGCATCCGCCGCGCAAGGCGTTCGCCGAGAACCTGATGGCGTTCGGGATGTTCGCCCAGAAGAACCCCGACGCGGTGCTCTACATGCACACCGACGAGACACCCGGCATGGGTGGCATCGACCTGACCACGCTGCTGATGGCGTGCGGTATCGACCGAGACCGCGTCAAGTTCGCCGACCCGTACATGTACCGTCTGGGATACCCTCAGAACGCTCTGGCTGCCCTCTACAGCGCCGCAGACGTGCTTCTGGCTACCAGCATGGGTGAAGGGTTCGGCGTGCCCGTAATCGAAGCCCAGGCGTGCGGGACGCGGGTCATCGTCTCGAACTTCTCTGCGCAGCCTGAGCTGCTCGGAGACGGCTGGCTGGTCGAAGGTCAGCCGTTCTGGGATGCCGCCCAGAAGTCGTGGTTCTTGACACCGAGCGTGCCGAGCATCATCTCGGCGTTGAACGAGGCGGTCAAGCATCGTGGCGTGTCGCAGCAGGCGGTCACGTTCGCAGGGCAGTACGACGCCGACTTGGTCTACGACAAGTTCTGGAAGCCAGCTCTCAAGGAGATTGTCGAATGGTGCCGGTCGTCCCAGTCCTGATCGTGCCGGTGCTCACCGAGCATTGGCGAGTCGATGCGATGCTGCTGTCGTTCGAGGGCCGTATCGGCAAACTGATTTGCATCGACAACGGCAACTCGGAGTGGGTGCCCAAGACGCACAAGGCGCAGGAAGTGTTCGTCTGGCGGATGCCGACGAATCTCGGTGTGGCCGCGTCGTGGAATCTCGGTATCAAGTCGACGCCGTTCTCGGCCGGGTGGATGTTGGTGAATCATGACGTGCAGTTCGGTGAGGGTGGCACGGCCGCGTTCTACGCTTCGGCGGACAAGACGAACATCGTGCTCGGCGGCAAGCCGAACTGGTCGTGCGTGTGGATCGGCAGCCAGGTCGTTCAGACCATCGGTCTGTTCCATGAAGGTTTCCATCCTGCGTACTTTGAGGACACTGATTTCGAGAGTCGTGCCAGGCGTGCGAACATTGAGGTGGTGTTGTCGACGGCTGCGGTGAATCACCGCAACTCGAGCACGTTGGCGTCGAACGAGAAGTTCCGTGAGAAGAACGGGGTGACGTTCCAGTCGAACATGCACCGGTTCAACGAACGGCAGCAGCGGCCGTGGCAGGAGTTGAAGGATTGGGAGTTGGACCGGAGGCTGTTGCAGTCGTGGGACTGATTGCCGTTTGTCCTGGTGGGGCGGTGACTGGTGGGCCGCATGCGATGCATCAGTTGGTGCACACGGCAAACAAGTTCGGGTCTGCGGCGATGATGTACCTGCCGGACATTGGCTCGTCGGTGCCGGAGCAGTATCGGGGCTACGACATTCCAATCACCGAGTCGGTGCCTGACGGTGCGTTGGTGGTGCTGCCTGAGATTTGGCCCGACCTGGCGAAGATGTTTCCGTACAACCGTGTCGCGTTGTGGTGGTTGAGTGTCGACAACTTCGGTAGTCACGGGCAACGCAACCTGTCTGGTATCGACATGCATTTGTGTCAATCGGTGTACGCCGCGAGGCACGTCAAGTTCAAGGTTGGCAAACCTTCGCTGATGTTGACGGATTGGGTGACGTTGCCGAAGTCGGAGGTTCGTCGCGGTCCGCGTGTCGCAATCAACCCTGCGAAGGATGCCGGGCTTCTGCGTCGTTTCGTGAAGGCTCGCCCCGACCTCGAGTTCGTGGAGTTGCGCGGCTTGGATGCGCAAGGTGTGGCTGATGCGTTGGCTTCATGCCAGGTGTACGTCGAGTTCGGGGCGAACCCTGGGCGTGACCGTCCGCCACGCGAAGCGGCGTTGGCTGGCTGCGTGGTGGCGTCGGTGCTGACGGGTGCGGCCCGGCATGATGACGACATGCCGCTCGGTGCCGGCTACAAGTTCAACGATCTTCGTGAAGCGTCGGCGATAGTTGATTCGGTGTTGGCCGACTATGAGAGGCATCATCGGGCGCAGCAGCCCTACCGGTTCTGGGTGCACAATCAGAGAACGGAGTTCGAGAGAGAAGTCCGCGAACTGTTGGCTGAGTAGTATTGAGGCTGCATGCCCGACAACAGCAACTCTTATGCGACCCGCAACGAGGTCAAGGCGGCCCTCCGGATCGGCCCCGCCGACACCGCCGACGACACGCTGATTGACAACTGTCGCGGTGCCGCGTCACGCCTGATCGACGGGTATTGCAACCGCCAGTTCTGGGCCGCCACCACGGCAACCGCACGAGTGTTTCAAGCCAACACCGAATACGTCTGCGACGTCGACGACTTCTACACCACCACCGGTTTCGTACTCAAGACATCCACGTTCGCCGACGGCAATTTCGACGTC